AGGATTAGAATATACATTTCTTGCTAATGTAACCTCAACAGGAACTGGAACAACACTTTTTAATGCATCATCCGCTATCATAGATGGTATATTTATTTGTAGTGATCAAAATAGAAATTTAAATGGTCTAGAATCTATAGGATTTGACCAAACAAAATTTATTAAAGGTACTCGAGTACATTTTGTAAGTGATGGGACTAATTGGATTTTTACAGCATACTGCCTTTGCATAGCTTCAGACACCAGAAACAGCTAATAAACCCTCATATCAAATTTAATTTAGATTTATAATATTTATAACCATGGCACAAACATTATACAAAACAGGAATAACTACCGGCCAAACCGTTACCGCTGCTCATGTCACTCAATCCATTGATGCTTTTACTGGTGAAGAGGCTTATAATATTTCTTTATCTGGGTCATTTAATATGACGGGTTCTATTATATCTGGGGGAGATTTAACAGTAGCTGGAACATCTACATTTAATGGTACCTCAACACTTACTGGGAATACTTATCTAGTTAATAATTTAATTAGAAATTGCACAATTACAGGTTCTTTATTAGCAACTGGCTCTATATCAACTGTAGGAGATTTAACTACTGTTGGATTAATTACTGGAACTAACATACACGCTACCTCCCATTTATCATCCAGTGGGAATCTTACCATAGCTGGAAACTCAATTTTAGGTAATGCTATAACAGACACAACAACTGTTAATGGTAATATAACAGGAACTGGTAACCTTACAGTAGCTAGTTTTATAAGCGGTAATACAATAATTGGGAATAAAAATGGAATAACTACTAGTAGTGCAGCAGCAGCTATTGACATAACAATGACAACTGCAACTTACCCACCAGCTTCAATTATAGCTATAACTCAAGCTGAACAAGAAGTTGAATTTACTCTCCCATCCCCTATAGCAGGATTACATTATACCTTTACTGCCGCAGCAACCTCAACCGGAAGTAACCCAACAACTTTCATTGCATCCTCAGCTATTATAAATGGTATAGCTATTTGTTCAGATGCTACTGAACTTATTGAAAGTAAGACACGTTTTATATTTGCTACTACAAAATTTATTAAAGGTACCCGATTATATTTTATAAGTGATGGAAGTATATGGAATGTAACCGCATATTGTCTCTGTAACGTTGCAGATGTTTCATCATCTTAGTATTAATTTAAAATAATTCTATGAATTGGATTTATAAAAATAAAGAAATCACTTCTAAAGATGACTTCTCTGAAGGTACTTATGGATTTATTTATAAAATAACCCATACTCCTTCTAAAAAATCCTACCTAGGTAAAAAAGTTTTAATACATAATAAAAAAACTAAACTAACAAAGAAAGATTTACTAATGTATGAAGGTATGAAGGGTCGTAAACCTACATATAAAATACTACAAAAAGAATCTGATTGGAAAGGTTATTATGGATCTAATAAACCCTTACTAGAATTAATTCAAAAAGAACCCCTAGAGAATTTTAAGAGGGAAATATTAATTCTAGGCACAACTAAAAAACTCCTTACCTACTATGAAACTCAAGCTCTATTTACCTATAGAGTGTTAGAGGAAGAGGGTACCTGGTTTAATGATAATATACTTGGAAAGTTCTTTAGAAAAGACTTTGATATGTAAGATAAGTTACGTATATTAATAACATGGTAAATGAACTCTTAGTAAGTTTAGTTAACTCTGTATTAGGTACTGGAAAAAGAACATCAAAAGGTAATCATTCATATAATTGTCCCTTTTGTAATCACCATAAACCTAAATTAGAAGTTAATTTCACCGACAATAAAGAAGGTAATAACCCTTGGCATTGTTGGGCCTGTGATAAAAAAGGCAGGAAATTAAGAAGTTTATTAAAACAAATTAAAGCTCCTCCAGAACACTTTTCCCAATTACAAAAATTAGTTAAATCTGGTTATGAGGTAATTGATGTTGAAATAGAAGATAAAATTTTAGAACTCCCTAAGGAATATAAAGATATTATAGGTAATAATAATATTATATCTAAACATGCTTTAGCTTATTTAAAGAAAAGAAATATAAGCCGAGATGATATATTAAAATATAATATTGGGTATTGTGAATATGGTCCGTATGCTGATAGAGTAGTTATACCTTCATACGACTCAATAGGTAAATTAAATTACTTTACATCCAGAACCTTTAAAAAGGATACATTCCAAACATATAAAAACCCAGATACCTCAAGAAATATTATACCTTTTGAGATGTCTATTAATTGGGATCTACCCATAATATTATGTGAAGGTCCTTTTGATGCTATTGCTATTAAAAGAAATGCTATTCCTCTGTTAGGGAAAAACATTCAATCAAACTTAATGAAAAAATTATTATCCCCTAAAGTTAAAAAAATATATATAGCTTTGGATACTGATGCTCTTAAACAAGCCCTTAGGTTTTGTGAAGAGTTATTAAATGAGGGTAAAGAAGTTTACCTAGTAGAACTCCCCGGGAAAGACCCAAGTGAAATGGGGTTTGAAAAATTTACTAACTTAATTCAAAAATCAATACCTTTAAATCAATTTTCCTTAATGGAGAAGAAAATTATGTTAATATGATAGAAAAAGATGTAAACGTTTTTAAGAAGAAAACAACACGTCTTCTTGAAATTGATCAAGAGATGAAAAGAGTAACAATCATGGATAATAGAAATAAAGAATACTACCCTTCAGTTACTACTATATTACAATATATGCCAAAGAATAGATTCTTTGAAACTTGGTTGAAAGATGTAGGTCATAACGCTGATATAATTATGAGAAAAGCTGGGAAAGAGGGAACTCAAGTCCATGAAGCTATTGAAAGTTATTTATTAGGTAAAAAAATCACTATGTTAAACGATGCTGGGTATTCAAATTATTCAACATTTGTTTGGAAAATGATCTTAAAATTCCATGAATTTTGGTCGACTCATAAACCTACCTTACTAGAAACAGAAATCCACCTATTCTCAGATAAATTTAAATTTGCAGGTACCTGTGATATAATTGTAGAAATAGAAGGTGAAAGGTGGTTATTAGATATTAAAACATCAAATTCATTACATACTTCTCATGAATTACAATTAGCAGCTTATACACAGGCTTGGAATGAGTTATATGAGGAAAAAATAGATCGTGTTGGTATTATATGGTTAAAATCATCTAAGAGAAAAGAAGATAAAACAGGTAAAAAGATTCAAGGAAAAGGTTGGGAATTATATGAACCGACAAGATCAATTGAAGAAAACTTTAAATTATTTGAATACATTCATGCACTTTATAACTTAGAAAATCCAGATCCTAAGCCAAATATCCAAAGCTATCCAACCGAAATTCAAATAGATATGTAATATGTTATATTTATAACTAAAATATATAGATGGTATCATTAGTTAAATTACTAAACGAAATCTTAATAGGAGAGGGTGGAAATATATTCAAAAACTCAGAATATGAAACTCAAAATATCCCCTTAAATAACATCCAACCAACAATAAATAAATTTATTGAGGATTTAAACAGATTATTTCCTGCTAAAAAATCATCTTTTAAAGAACTATTAAATAAAGATAATTGGTTAGGTTCAACAGGAAGAAAATCGGAGTCTGGGGATGTAGATTTAGCATATTCTATTGATAACTTCTTTATTAATGGGGAACCTGATATTAAAGGATGGGGAATTGATGAGAATGAATTTAATACCCTTTTTGAAAAATTTAAAAAATCTTCACGAACCGCTACAATTGAGCAAATCCAAGTAAAAGCCTTAGTTGTATTAATTGTTAAGAAAATTAATAGTAAGGGGAGTGATTTGTTTGCAAGCGATAAAGCATCTGGTGCAGGTTCAATCCATTTTTCATACCCTCAATACTCACCAAATGGTGAAAAATTAGACATAAAATCTCAATTTGATTTAGATATAGGGGATATCGATTGGTTAAAATTCAGATTCAACTCTGAATTACCAAAAGACGATCCCCAAATTAAAGGATTACATAGAGGGCAATTAGTATTAGCTATGTTTGCTACTACTGGGTATACTTATAAAAGTGGTAAAGGGTTTATACGTAAAACAACACGTGAAACAATTGCAGATAAACCTCAAGGAGCTATGGAGGTATTTAATAAAGAATATAATCCTAACCAACCCTTAACTTTAGAAATAATTAATAGTTATAGTAAATTAATGGATTACGTTAAAAATAATCTAAAACCTGAAGATAAAGAATCTACACTAAAGATGTTTAGAGAAGCTTTACGAAGAGCTGATGCTTATGTTCCGGATAATATTTAATTAATATGAGTGGAGCTGCAGGTGGGGTAACCATCAATAAAGAGGATTTAAAGGCAACAATTAGGGATTATAGAGAAACTGTTTTAAAACCATTAAATCTTGATACATCCTATAACATAACAGGTGTACGGCGTAGACCCGAAAAAATGGTTTTTGGTGATATTGATATTGTTTTATCCTTCCCTCAAGGGGAAAAGAAACAACTCAAAAAGGATTTTGCTAATCATTTAGCACAGATAGATAAGATCCCTACCATGCCTCATAAGAAGAATTTAAAATACTTTATACATGGCTCTATAGTTACTACTTTATACCCTATAGTAGGTAAAGAAGATCAATATATTCAAATAGATAATATAATAGCAGCTTCAGAAGATGAAGGTAAGTTTACATATAGTATGCTAGATCTACCAGCACAAGAACAAGGATTAGCCTTAGGCTTAGCTAAAGCGATATTTACT